TACAAGAAGGAAATGCATCTGTTGCATCTCCTAATGATAAAGTTTTATTAATTGATGGGTTAAATACTTTTATTAGAAGTTTTGCAGTATCTCCTGTAACTAATGATGATGGTATACATGTAGGAGGTATAACAGGATTTTTAATGTCTATAGGATTCGCTATAAAAACATTACAACCTACAAGAGTGATAATATGTTTTGATGGTAAAGGTGGTAGTCAAAGAAGAAGAAAAATATTTCCTGATTATAAAGCAAATAGATTAGTAAGAACAAAGTTAAATAGAACTAACGCTTTTAATGATAAAGATTCAGAAGATCAAAATATGAAAATGCAATTAGGTAGATTAGTTCAATATTTAGATCACTTACCTGTACAGATATTAGCTCCACAAAACATAGAAGCTGATGATGCTATTGCATATATTAGTAAACAACTTCTTACTGATAGTAAAATTTTTATTATGTCATCAGATAAAGATTTTATTCAGTTAGTAGATGATAGAATTGCTGTCTGGTCACCTACAAAGAAAAAATTATATTTTAAAAATGATGTAGAAGAAGATTATAAACTACCAGCTCATAATTACTTATTATATAGAACTTTGACAGGCGACAAATCCGATAATATACCTGGAATACGTGGTACGGGAATTACAACATTACAAAAACGGTTACCTATATTATTTAGTGACGAAAAAGTTACTATTGATAATTTAATTGAAGAGTGTAAAGATTCTAAAATAAAGGTAATGCAAACTATATCTGAAAGTAAAGAGCAGTTAGAGTTAAACTATAAACTAATGCAGCTTAATGATGTTGATATTAGTGGTAATTCTAAAAATAAAATTATGAATATTATTCGTAACCCTATAGGTAGAATGAATTCTACTAAATTAAAATTAATGGTTATAGAAGATGGTGTCACTGGAGTTTTTAGGAATTTAGAATTTTGGTTAAGAGAAAGGTTTTTAAGATTAGATACACATGCAGATACTTTTAATAAAAGTTGCAAAG